AGTGTCAGTATCCTGCTCTAGAGCCCACTTAACACCATCAGAAAACCCTTCTTCATGCCCTGCTCCCCATGCCCATTTAGCTATCTCTTCATCGGTAATGTCTAAGGGACAGCATGAGTTGAAGTGTTTCCACCATTCTTCAAAGGTCATCACTCTTCCTCCTTTAAAGGTACATGAGCAAAGCATGGTCCAGACAAGTCAGCTAAAGACACTGGCAAGTCAGACTCAACAGCCCCATTGCGTACATCTTCACTGTACTTACGTGGACACTCTCTGTTAGCACAAGACGCTATGCAGAATGTCATATCTCTATAGCTAATCATTACTCTTCCTCCACAATCTAACTAAGTACACAATAGTGACACTTTAATGTGCCATTCGTGTAGACTTATTGTACACTTTAATGCGCCATATTCGGTACACTAACCACACTTTTGTGCGCTAATGAGCCGAATACTGCACCTTATAGGCTCACGTACTTAGTACGTCCCGTTGTCTCTCTTCTGCAATGCTTGCCACGACTTAGGGAAGGCAGGGAAGATTGCATCCTTTAGTAATGACGCAAACACCTTAGCTTCCTCTTGTGCACCTTCACCACTACGTAGATTGTACACATGATAGAAGGCAAGCAAGTTACCAGACCAGATGAAGTTAACCACCATACTCTGTGGCAACACCATACGTGCCATCTCCGGTGCAATGCCATCAGCTAGCATCTCTTCGTACATAGCCACACAACGATCTATGTGACCTGCATAGTGACGTTGCCACTTAGGGTTGTACGGATGTCTGCCACCTGACCCCTGCTTAATGCTAGCATCAGGACGCTTACGCCATGCATCAGGTTCATAGAACTCTGGTGTGTCATCGACATAACGTCTACTCAGCTCATTCCACGTAAGCCCCGCCTGGTGCTTTGCTAATTGGCGGGCAAGGAATAGAGGCACAGAGCAACGCAACTGAATAAAGTTATGTCGAAACGGAGTATCGTGATAATGCTTAGCAAGGTAGTTAATAAGCTTTGCATCGCCTTCACCTAACTCATTCACTTCTTTGTTAAAAGAAACTCGTGCAGAGTTGACGACACTAAGGTCGCCCCCTGCGAAATCGACTAAGTCTACTTTCATTTCAGGCTCGTAGCTCCATGGTAGTATACTCATCGAACAAGTCTTTCACTTCCATAGAAGAGAACACAATGATTTGAGCAGTAGCCCAGTCTTCATTAGCATCCTCGCCACGCACTTCGACTTTGTATCCATTGTCGAACTTTGTAACCTCAAAGGTGTCATCCACCTTAACTAGCTTATCACTTAGTTTCATCTTCGTTCTCCTTAGTTCCAAATGTAACGGACCAGCCGTTATCCCAAGTCTCATTGAATGCTTTGAATCCAATGTTCATAAGACGATCTTTGCAGTACCAGTTGAGTTCAAACAACTTACGTAAGTCCCCGATCTCTTCTAGCTGCTCGTAATAGTAGTCTACTAGATCTACCATTTCTTTCTTAAGTTCTTCAGGTGTCATGCTACCTCCTTAACAAATACACCATCTACCATCTTACCTTTACGTAGGTTAATAACCTCGTAGGCATCACGGTAGCATTCTGTTGCACTAAGTCCACGCATCTCTGCAATGATCGCCAGTACAACCATCATGTCACCGATAGCATCGGCAACCTCTACCTGGTGTCGCTTAGCTAGCGCATCAGACAGTTCTTCGTATTCCTCAAGCAGCTTAGTCATCTGACCCTCGATGGTACCCTGTTCAAGGATACCTCGGTCTGCAGCCCAAGCGATTACCATACCTTCTACATCAATCGTTGTAGTCATCGATCATCTTCTCTAAGTAGTATTTAGCTTTAAGCAAATCTTGTTTGCCATTCTTGTTCATGTGACGGGAAACGTACTTAATGACGTTCCCCATGGAGAAACTGTACGGGTCAGGTACAGTGTCTTCAATGTAGTCGATGCACTCAATAGCCTTGTCTGTATAGTGACGTGGGTTATCTACTGCATCAAACTCAACTTCACGGTCTGTGAAGTATGGCTTATTAAAAAAGTCATCAAACCTTTCTGCCGGGTTCTTATCCGTGGCACGATAAGCATTCATCGCCTTCTCCTGTAAAGTCTTTAAGTGCGTTACGTTCTACTTGCATACCTACCTTATCGGCAGTTACGCCAGCGTTAGTACGTAGATAATATAAACCTTTTAAGTTCTCTTTCCAAGCCTTGACGTGAACTTCATTTACGTAGGACTTAGGACTACCTGATGGGAAGAACAAGTTAACGGATTGTCCCTGGCAGATAAACGGCTGGCGCTTAGCTGCATGCTCTACTACCCAGTTCTGATCGATTTCAAAGGCAGTCTTGAATACTGCTTTCTCCTCTTCAGACAGGAACTCAAGCTCTTGTACAGAACCTTCGTGTGCAATGATACGTCTCCACACTACATCCGTGTTCATGTTCTTAGCCTCTAGTAGTTCCTCTAGATGCTTGTTCTTGACCAGGGTAGCGCCTGCACGAGTACGGTGAGTGTACGCATTAGACTTGATAGGCTCAATAGAAGCAGAACACCCACAGATGATAGAGCTGTTAGCATTAGGAGCAATGGCTAGTAGGTGAGCATTGCGCATGCCTGTACCTGCCATGTCTGGTGCTTCACCCCATTCGTTGGCTAGCTGCTTAGTGCTCTCTACTGCTTGAGCTTTAATGTGCTTGAACATGCCGTAGTTAGCAGAGGTAGCCTGCCAGCTATCCCATGGAATGTTCTTAGACTGCAAGTAACCATGGAAACCCATAGCACCTAGACCAATAGAACGTTCACGTTGAGCCGAATACTTAGCCTTATTCAGCTCATCCGGTGCATTCTCAATGAAGAAGGTCAGTACGTTGTCTAACAAACGAACCAGGTCAGCAACCATCTGAGTATCTTTCCACTCTTCGTACTTCTCTAGGTTAACAGAAGACAGGCAGCATACAGCTGTACGATCCTCTGAAGTAGCCAGGTGGATCTCATTACATAGGTTAGACCCATGTACCTTAAGACCTAGATCTTTCTGAGACTGGGGCAGACCTGCGTTAGCTGTATCGATGAAGTTAACGTAAGGTGAACCCGTACGGAAACGTACCTCTAGGACACGCTGCCATAGTTCACGAGCGTCTACTGCCTCACGTACTTTGCCTGTAGATGGGCATCTCAGTTCCCACTTATCTCCTGCCACTACTGCCTGCATAAAATGTTCAGTAACGTTTACAGCGTTAAACATATTGAACAGTTTACGGTTGATGTCTCCACCTGTAGGTACCTTAGAGTTAACGAACTCTACGATATCTGGGTGGGAGATATCCATGTAAGCAGCGTAAGAACCTTTACGAGTCTTGCCTTGTTTGTAGGCAGTCATCTGAGAGTCTACTACTTTCATGAAAGGGATAGGGCCTGGGCTGATATCACTTACTGCACGGATGCTAGACCAGTGTCCGCCTACGCCACCACCCTTTACAGATAGCCAAGCAACTTCAGCGTTATGCTCAATAAGGCTATCAAGGCTGTCATCCACATAAGTAAGGAAGCAAGAAATAGGAAGACCCTTTGGCTTAGATCCGTTAGCTGGAGCGTTAGATAGAACAGGGCTAGCGAACATAAACCACTGCTTAGAAGCATAATCGTATATACGTTGGGCAAAGTCTGCATCTCCATAGCTGTAAGCTTCAGCAGCACGTGCGAAAGCTTCTTGTGGGGATTGTTCACCTTCGATCATGTAGTACTCTTTAAGCAGAGTAGTAGCTTGTTCAGATAGAAGGGAGTCTCGTGTTGTGTCGATTGTTACTGGCATTATGCATTACCTTTAGGTTCAAGAAGGGCTAATTCCAACTGATCTGCAGATACCGTATCCATTAGGTTATCTTCAAGCATACCGGCATCGATAGCTTCCATGCCTATGTCTATGAGGGTATCTGGATCAGACTTAAGCTTAACAGCTAGGCCACAGATTAGCGACACTAGCCCGAAAGAGGCAGACATATCGTCTATGTCCAGGTCCTCTAAATCTTCGTAGCTTTTTGGGGGAGTTATGTTATACCCATAATCGATTTTTGTGGTACCCTCTGGAGACATAGAGATCTTAATAAAGCCTTCATTTTCTTTTAGTTCGATGTTCATTGAACCACTCCTCAGGTATTAGCTTATCAGCGTATTGGAAGCCATGCTTCTCACACCAATCAGCGTATGATGTTTTAGAACCTTTTCTGATCTTAGCACGGGAAGAGCTGAACACAAAACGAATGTCGTACTTGT